TTATTCGTGTTGGCAAAGATGCGGCGCTGCTGGTGGTAACCAACCGCAGACGGGTAATCATTGACCGCGTTAAATGGGTTGCGTGCCTTGGGCGGGCTGTCGCCAGTGTCTGGGTCTATGTTCTCATCTTGAAACGAGGAGCCTTCGGCGCGGCCTATAAACCCAAACACGCCGTTCTTCTGCCGATAGATGTTATAGCTACCAGCGCCACTAGCCTCGACCCAGTTGATGGTGTTATCGGGGGTAGTGCTAGCACCTGTAAGGGTTACCTCGGCAGCCAGACTTTCTTCCGCGTTCTCCTCGTTAACCGCTGTAACTGCGTAGTTGTAAGTCTCGCTGCCGGATGCGTTGACGGTAGTTGTTAAGTTAGTTGGGTAGGCTTGGCTAGGTGCGAACGTGATGCTGCTCAGCGTCCACGCGTCGTGGTCTGTGCGCCTCAAGTCCTTCGGAGCATACGTCGGGTGCACAATCGTCATAACGTCAGCAGACTGCACATACTGCAACTCAAACAAATCTGCTGCAGCGTATGGTGTAGACAGCTCGAATATCGCGTCCGCTGTACCGCCGGACGCATAAGCCGTATACCCTGTGGTATCGATGTCGTTACCGGCGTTGTCTTGTAGGCTAAATTGATTTGACCCAAGAGACGTGATGTTAAACGTGCGGCCATTAAGCTGCGTCATGCCCACGACGCCACTGATAAACACGCTCTGGTTGTTAGATAGGCCGTGCGCGGGGCTGACCTGCATTACCGCAGGATTTGCTTGAGTGATGTTGGTGATTGTCAGAGACTTGGAAGTGTTCAGCACTTGGCCGCCATCTTTGATGACGCGCATGTACTGATCCCCAAACTCTAGGATATACGTCTGCGTAGTGTTGAACTCAAAAGGTATCAGCCGAGTTTCGCCTGTGCCTTTGGTTGGTCCTATAAACTCAAGGCCGGGTCGATTGGTCAGCCCACCGTGAACCTGCGGAAAAAAGTTCTCCGCTTTATACACTGAGGTTTTGTATTTATCGATGTCGACGCGAGCAGCGATGGCATCGGATACTTCACCACCAGATAGGTTAGGCTGGATGACTTTGACCATTAAACGCGCGCCCTGATCCAGTCAGCGTCTGGAATACTCTCTTCGATACCTTCGTTCGAGTCAGATGCCCCGGCACTGTTAAGTACAGCCCGAGCCTGCTCGTAAAGGTCAGACGCAATCGCACGTTCCCCAGTGAGCGGCATAGCCATGCGCGCTGCAAGGACGTAGGAAAACGCCATTGTGAACTCTGGGTCGTAGTCTGTGGTGTCTTCAATACGAGCCGTATAGAAGATCTGCGGCTCCTCTTCATTAGACATGAAGATGCGGTCGCCTGAGCTGTTGCGCGCAACCTCAAACTTGATCTTTGGCTGGTCTTCGCCTAGCGGATTGATGATACCCAAGAGCCGGAGGCAGTCTGTAGGGTACTGGAACATATACTCCCAGTGACCCGGCGCAGTTCCGCTAAGCGAAGCCGGTGATGTATACTTGGTAGCGAAAGCCCAAGGGTGCTGGCGGAGCAAGGCGTCTCGCGTGTCGTCAAACAACAGCTTGACCTGCTCAGCCTCTGGCGTCGCCTCATCGATATCACTGATATCGTAGCGGTCGCCTAGATGCTGCAGCGCCAGCTTTGCGATTTGTACCTTGCTCGCCATTGCTTAGTCCTCTGCTTTTTTGCGCGGCTTGCGTTTAGGTGTAGCTTTGTAATCTGCAGCCGCACGGGTGTGGGCCTCGCCATCGATACTCTCGATGTCGAACTTCGGCAGAACCATATCGTCAGGAACGTCGTAGCTTTCACCTGCACGATACCGGCGGCTGCCGTCAAAGAAGTCTTCCTTAAAAACCACGGTAGGCATCATATCTCTCCTCTATGAAATGGTGGGGAGCCGAAGCTCCCCACCACCGTAGCTTAGTTAGCTGCGTCGGGGTACGACTTCCAGCCCTTCGGATCGAAGGTCAGGAAGGCGTTGATCTTGCCAGCAGTCAGCGCGGCAGTGCCGACATTCTGCTGAATACCAAGATAACGCTCGTACTCAGTGCCAACGCCGAGCGGAACCGGGATGACAAGCTCATACCCAGCAACGAGGGTAGCCTTGGCAATCGCCGCACTCTCATAGTGCAGCGTCTCAGAACCGTCAGCCGCCAGCGTGGAGCCAGCGTCAGACACAAGCTGGAACGCCACTGTGGCAGATCCACCAGACGTAACCGCCGTGTCTACCTGAATAACCAGATAGAGCGGCTGGCCGTTGCCAAAGTCCTGCGGCGTAGCGCCGAGGTCGATCACATCGCCGACGGCCGCGAGGCCCGTCCCGGCGGTGCTGAGCGCGGTGGCATCCGCAAACTCAAGAAGCTCGTCCATAATCATGGCGATATTTCCTTCTATCTAGAGGGTTAGGATACGGTGGCTTCGTTGGTACGAAGCGCATCGACACGGCGGATCGGGAGACCACCCCACGAGGTCTGCATCGTGCCACCGACCATATCGACCGACAGGGTCGAGTTCTGGACAGCGTTCGAGGTCTGACGACGCAGGAACGACATGACCTGCTTGTCCATGTACCAAGAGCAGCGACCAGCCGAGGTGCTCGGCAGTTCGGTCCACGCCTGATGCATGAGGTCGTTCAGGTCAGCACCCGTCGAGATGTCGGCCGTCAACAGGGAACGGTCGATGTTGGCGATACGAACAACATAGCGCCAGTCGCGAACCGACAGGCCCACGTCCCAACGATAGTGCGTGCGATACGCCTGCATACGGCCGTTGCTGCCGTCAGCGTTCTCGATGGTGACTTCACCAAGATCCCGCTGCTGGATGCCAGCTTTCGAGCCTTTGGGGATGATACCGTGACAGGTGTTCGGACCCCAGCAGATCAGCCAGATCGAAGCATTGTCGCTCCCGCTGCCGCCGCCGTTGATGATGTTGTCACCATTCTCAGCGGACAGCGAGCTGTAACGCGGAGCGAAGCCGGTGAACTCTTCCGGCGCGGTGCTTTCATCGCCATAGAACAGCGTAGACGTGAACTCTTGGTTCATGCCTTCGATGTGCGGACGGTCTTCCTGAAGACGGAAAGCAGCGGGGTTACCGGCCATTTCAACAAGGGCTTTATCGACTTCGGAGTAATCCTCCATCATGCCCGTGTTGTCGGTGACCTGAACCGCACGGCTCTTCGTCGGCTGGACGCCGCCATACAATTTACGCCAAGTCGGCGTCGGGAGACCGGAACGGATCGAGGTCCGGTGGCCGGTCGTGAGGTTGCCCTCAAGGAAAGACATATCCATGAGAACTTCGTTCGTGGCGTTGAGGATTTCCACAACGTCCGCGATAGACCCGTCGGGATCGGTGACCTTAGCCAGATCAGCGAGCGTCGGGTTAGTGGTGCCGAGGACTGCCATTTTTAGCTCCTTTACTCAGCAGGGTTGAACATGGTTGGGTACATCTTCTGCAGGCTATCGGCACCTTCAACTTTACTATCGCCGGTGACCAGATCGCTCTCAGAAATTGCTTTCCCAACCCTATAAAACAGGCGGATAACTTCAGGATGATTGCCCAGCCCCAACCCGTCAGGGTTCTCCGAGGAAGGCGTATCAATCAGCTTCGCAAGCTCAGGACTAGCAAACGCATCCATCGCCCGCTTGGCTAGGCCGAGGTTCTCGTCGAGCACCTCACCCCCAAGTTCCTTATCTGCCTTCGTGGCTTCAGCCCACGCCGAAACACGCTCGGTGTAAGCATCTGCCATCTGAGACTGAGCCTGTTGCGCACGCTCCATCTCAAAGTCGATGAGCTTTTGAAATTGATCCTGAGACAAGCCGAGGTCATAGGCATACTCGCCAAACGCCTCTATCTGCCCCTCGTCAATTTCAACGCCATCTGGCGGTGTGAACACATACTCCTCCGGTGCCCCGGTGGCTGCGTCCTCACCCTCTCCTTCACCCCCGTCACCCGACAGCAGGGTACTGGATTCCTCTTCGCTGGGCGTCTCCTCAGCCACCTCAGCTTCTGCAGGGGCCGCCTCTTCTACAGGCTCCTCTACAGGTGTCTCTTCAACAACTAC